CCCAACAACTGTTTCTTCCAGTTCTGGTGTGGCTGTGCCATTGACGTCAACCCTGTCGATAACGGCAATAACAGCGGTATCTGTTGGTAAATTGGTAGTTGAAGAAAGAGGGATGGTGGTTACTATGCCATCTGCCACCCCCCCAGAGCCGATTTGTGAAACCCACCTTCGGCTTAACTTGATTAGTTTGTCATTTGCGCTAGCGCTCATCTTGTTTTTTGAATAATTAATTTAACCAGTTGGACGGTATTCTTCTAGGAATAATCGAGCCTCTGGCTTGTAAAGATAAAATTGAATAACTTGTATCTGCGGTAGTAGAATGAACTTTGAATTGAAGAGCATATAATCTGGCTCTTTTTTTAATGGCTTTTTTAGTGATTGATTGTGTGTAACTTGAGGGGACTTCGGTAAAATAAACTACCCACTCATCAGTTACATAGTGAGAATTTGATTGAGTAGCGGTGGCGTGAAATTCACCTGGCAAGTCAGAACCCACCCCAATATTGGAACTAAAATCGGAGACAGTCTTTGTCGCGATAGTCGTAAAAGAGTTGTCTTTTCCTATTCCTAGAATTGAGAATTTAATTGCCCCTTTAGGTTGCCCTAGTTCGACGATTGCGTCTTTAAGAATTAAAATATCGGTTTTATTCTTAGAAATTGGCAGTAAAGGTGAGACATAAGATTGATTGAAAGCTGTGCCAAAATCGTTTAGATAATTTGGTGATAATTCCACCAATTTCGTTCCTGAAGTCGGGATATAAAGAAAATGAGTGTTCCCTGAAGTGTCAGTATAGTCTAAAAACTGTTTAGCTCCGTTATCCCACGACCACATCCAGTTTCTTCGTTCCATGTCATAGATAGCAATTTTGTCGTTGCCTGAAGTGGAAGTGGCTACCGAGATAAAGACTTTAGCATCGTAATAGTAAGCACAAATCTCACCAACTTTTGAAGAGATAATTTTTTGCCAATTAGGTCTTATATTTGATGAAAGTTCACGAGTTCTTAAAATACCATAGTAATTCTTTTCTGGACCGAGTGAATACCAACCTTTTCGGTTGGGAAACATAATATCGTTGTCTGTAGCCACCGTGCCTAAGATAGATTCCGTCCCAAAAGAACCGATAATTTTAGAGGCTGAGGGAATTGAAAATGAAGTATCTCCAACTGTAGCGGTAGAAATGTCAATCTGCCACACCGCCCCTTTACCATCGGGAGTCTTACATAAGACGGTAGCGACTCCTGCTCCACCGCCTGTTTGATAATGTTTCACGGCTACAGGCATTTCCCGTCCCCCTTTTTCGAGGTTTATCCACCCACCCCCATAAAAGTCGGAAAATTTGTCTAAATACTGTCCTGTACCTGAGAAGTAAACAGTATATTTATCATTTGTATTATTCGTTGCCCAGATGCGGTTTCCTGACATACACATAGACTTGAATTTAGGCGCCCCTGTCGTGTTGTCATCAGGCGGAACGACATAGGGATTGAGTTGAATTTCTCCATTATCAGTATAATTTGTAGCCGTTGTTGAGGTTAAAAGCGTCTCATCTCCCGATTCGTCTGATAGATATAGTTGATACCTTTCTGCCCCTGCAACAGCATTCCAGGACCAAGTAACCTTATCTGTGGTAGAGGTCCATAAATCTCTCTCTTTATTGACGGTAATAGAGGCCTCTGTAGAGCCTGTAGTCTCACCAACAGCGTTTAGAGCGGTTACTTCAGCATAGTAGTGATAAGTGCCACTAGAGAGTCCAGAAGCGACTAAGGAAGCCGAGAGAGAAGTAGGAGCGTTAATAGCCGTATAAGTTGTTAAGATCGTGCCATTATATCTCGCTAAAGCATCAGTTCCGTTAGCAATATATAGATAACCTGAAATCTGCATAAAATAACATTGTTTTCCTGCCGTAAAGGTCGCTCCTGAAATTTCAGTTAAAGAGCCCCCATTGGTACTCTTATAAGCCTTACCGTTAGTAATAGTGATTAGTTCAGTCGTGCCATCAGATTTAACGTATTCAGAAGCTCCATCTAAAGTAGAAGCGTGAGTCGCCCCATAATAAGCACTACCCCATTTGGTTGTCCAGACTCCATCTTGAGTTTGAAACATGTTATTGCTTTCCACGGCGAATTGACTGCCTAGTCGGGCTTCCTCTATTAAAGAGTTAGTTCCACCGTTAAACTTGTCAATGGTAATAGTAGTCTGTCGGTTTTTATTCCGAGAGGTTGATACTTTCAAAAGCCCTCCTGATCCAAATCATTAAAATTATCTTGTAGCCAAGCAGGCATGACGTTTTTAGTTTTCATGGATTCAAGTTTTTGAGTGGCGATGACACCGGAAATGTTGTCTCCCTCATCTCGTCTTAGTTCAGCGAGAACAAAGTACACCGCAAACATCGGGTCAGACATTTCAAAAGTATCCGTTCCACTTGAAAGGGCTGTAGCGTACTTGTAATAGTTATAGGAAATCGTCTCCCCAGCACTTATGGTGAGATTAGGGTTAATTTCTAAGGTCGAAGAAGTGAAGTAGCACCAATTATCAGAATTGTTTTCTAAAATAGTTATTTCTTCTCTTTTAATGACCTTAAGAGCAGTTTTAGAAGTCCCTGAGCCTAACCAAACATACCCCGAAGCCGGAAAGCGAAAATCACTGGGTAAGTCATAAGAAAACGTATCCGCAACAGTAGTTTTATCCCCATCAGCCGCAGCCGAGAGTTTACAAAATAATTCATTCCACAAAACACCCTCTTCATTTTCCCAAGTATTTACAGCAATGTTTAATAGTCCTGTCCAATAAGTGAAGTCATCATCTCCACTTACAGGAGCGTCTGTATCACCCTCATATAAAAAATTGAGAAATGTGATAGCGTTGGTTAAAGTTTTTATTACTGCCGACATAATGTTTAATGACCAAAAAAAAGACGGCTAAAATCAGCCGTCGTTCTTATCAGTCTAAATAAGTATTGACTTAGGGTTTCCCCTTGGAATACCCCTTCTAGCTAGGTTAATCCCTAGGCTTAAATAAATCAAATATTTTTTATCCTAAAAAGCCACCCTTAGCGACTTTCATCGTTGGAATACGAGAGATTTTAATTGTATTTGATTTCGATTTGGGTACCTGAATGGCTATCTTCTTGGGAGAGAATTTAAGGTTTGGTTTAGAGATTATCTTATAGCCTTTACTTAATCCTTTAGCCCCTTTAAACTCAGGTAGTTTAGCGAGTTTAATGGTCGGGCTTTTGAAAGAGACTTTTTTAGGTTTTTTAGGCCACTGAGTAAAACCTTCAACTGGTGGTAAGCCTAACTTTTCTCTCTCTTGGTTTGCCCATAGTGTGTAGGCATTTAAATATGCCGATACTTCGGGGTCGTTCCACATCTTTTGGTCCATTAATTGTTGTGCTCTATCTGATGCAATAGGTCGTTTAAGTTCTCCTTCTACTCCTTTTGGTTCTGTATATTTTCCACTAGCTTTAAGTTGATCAAAATAATCCTCTCTTTGTTCCCAATAGGGTTCTAACCAGTCAAGGTTAGCCTTTGTGAGGGTTGATTTATCTTTATCTTTTGGAGGAAGAGAAGTTATTGTTAAAACTATCTTTTGTTTATCCCACGGAAGCTCATATAAAGGATTAATAGGCGATCCATCGACTTTATTTCTAGCTCTTGCTTCTGCGGCTTCCCGAGCTAAAACTTGAGGATTTGCTAGTCTAACGGAGGCATTAGTAATTGAATCTCTTAAATCACCCGACTGAGCAGGTAAACCGTTTTCGTCATAACTCTTGCCATATTTTAAATAATCATAACTTAATGTCTCTTTAGCCGTAGAACCCTTAGCTGATTCTTTTTTAACATCGTCTAAAATCTTTCCCCCGGAGGCTTTTGAAAAACGTCTATTGAGCTGATTAAGGATACTTTCTCCTCCAGCCTTATCTCCTTTACCCAGAGCTATGTCATAGGCATTAATTAACTGTGAACCAACACCACCCATTGAGGTTTTGATAAAGTTTTCTACTTTTAATGGCGACATATTAAGTCTTGCCCCCAAATCTCTAGCAGCCTGAGAGGTATAGTTATATACCTGTTCTTCTGGAGGTAAATTGCGCATTTGTGAAGGGACTATATCCTTTCCGGTAAATAGGTTTTTATTGGTAGTTGTTTCAATAAAAGGTTTAATTGCTTGAGGAGTGAAAGTCGAAGCTACTTTTGAACCGCTACTTAAATCAAATGAAGTACCAGCCGTAATTAAATTACTAGCAATTTCTTTGAACCTTACAGGGTCAAGACCATTAGCGGCTTCCATTGGTCTTCTTATTAAAGAAGAAAGGTTAGCTAGTCCGGGGGGTATTGGGATTTTAATTACATTCCACCTACCTTGTTCATCCTTAGTGGGATTATCGGGAATTAGAATTAAATTATTTTCCTTTTCAAATTTATCTATGTCCTCATAAACAGTTTTTCTTCTTTCGTCAGATAAATTCCAAGCAGTAACGGCGGCTGTGGGTAAGAATAGACCGATAGTTAGTTTAGCAACTGTTCCCTTGGGATTATTTTGAAAAGACCTATCTAATTGTCTTGCCCCTTGAATACCGGCGTTTAAAAATGGAATAACTTTATTTAGAACCCTTCCCCATGAACCAGAACGGGCAAAGTTGGCCGTATTTTCTCTAGCGGCTTTTGAAGCTAAAAGTTGAGCGTCAATAGCGGTTCGACCTTCATTAATTAGAGCGTTTTTCATTCCACCATACTGTTGAATGCGAGTAAGTTCTTCAGTCCTTCCAACAATGTTTTCAACTGCTCTTAATAATTCTTCTGGATGAGTAACGGTGTAGGCAATTTTTGTACCTACATTTTTACCTGACCTGATTTTATTAATAGTAAGTTTTGGAGTCTCACGAGCAATATCAAATGAAGTTCCCATTCCTGCGTTTCTTACTGATTCTTTGTAAAGATCCCCATGTCCTACGGCTTCAAATAAAGCTCTACCAAAGTTTAATGGGTTTAGAAGTGAAGTTTTAGCAGCCTTATTAGAATTAATAAAAGACGTCACTTGGTCTTTTAATAAATTAGTTACAGTAAAGGGTAAATTTAGTGCTGTTGCTCCCATCTGTAAAATACGGGTAGGAACACTAAATATCTTGGCTATTAGTCCAAAGTCTTCAACAGTTAGATTTTTAGCAGCGGCTTCAATTTCAGGAGTGGTTTCAAATCTATAAGTTTTACCGTCTTTAACAAAAGAAAAAGTATGGGGGGCTTTCTCGCCCTCTTTAAGAGGTCGGATTAAACCCTCAAAGCCGGGTAATTTTCTATAAGAGGCTAACATTTGAGCCGCCTTATTCCTTTCTCCTTGATTAAACATGTCGTTTGTCTTAACTAAAAGTGATTCGGTTGGAGAGGCTATTTCCCTTTCGGAACCTTTTAATTTAATCACTATGCCTTGTTTTGAGAGTGAGGCGGTACCCCTTCTCCCACCAATAACGGTATTTCCTTTTTCTAGTTCACTAAATATACGCTGAATAGGTACATAATTAGGATATTTCTTTTTTAGGGAGATCGCTAGTTCTTTCGAGATTAAACCACTTTCAACAGAATAGTCTAATAGTTTATGGCTATAAGAATATATTTGTTTAGCGAAGGGTTCGTAAACGGATTCGAGCTGTCTCACCAAAGCTCTGTCTTTGGTTAAATCACGACCTGTTTTAAACCCTTGTTCTGAAACGTCGATTGCTTGTTTGGCGATTAAATATTGGTCAAAAGCATTTATATCAGGAACTTCTCTTATAACTCTGTCTATTCCATTGTCTTGAGCAAATTGTCCGGCTAAACTTCGACTTCTTAATACTCTGTCAATTTGTAGTCTAATATCGTTTTGAGGAACAACATTAAAATTATGCTTTTTCTCCGCCTCACTTAATACATCCTCTATAGGTGAACCCTTATCTACAAACTTTTCTTTTAAATCAGAAATAAAGGTTTTTATTTTATTTGTTCCAACACTACTACGGGCATTTTCTTGTTTTAAAACCTGTTCTTTGATATAGGAATCCGTGTCAATTTCTGGTATAATATCGGTAGATGGTTGATTGGTTAATCGAATTTTCTGATTCTCCTGGATGGTGGAACCGTTGGCCCCTTCAACTTGGGGAGTTGCCGATACCTTTATTGTTTTTGGTTTTATGGGCGGTGTGGATAGGGTTGTGTTTTGTAGTGTGGAGTCTAGTGAAGTTGGCGTGGAAGAAGTTATTTTAACTCCTGGTTCTGCTTTTATCTTTATAGTAGGTTTTACTTCTGGTATAGAGGGTTGGGAGCGAGAGAGTTTATCTAAATGTTCCTCTTTTGTTAAAGACCGAATACTGTTTCCTAATTGGGGAACATTTTCACCATATCTGCCGACACCTAACGATTCTCTTAAGTCCCCATAAAATTGTAGTTTCTTTGGATAGTCTTTAGGGCGACTTCCCATCATTAAACCTGACTCGTCTTGAATGTATCTCGTAGCGAGACTTTTGGCTTGTTTATCTGATAACTTAGGATTTAATTCTTTTACTTTCCCAGTGACTACATTCTCCAGTTTTTTATAAGTACCAGATGTTGCTCCAGTTATTCCACCAATAGCTCCACCAAGTATTGCTCCACCTAAAGCACTAAGAGCAACCTCTTTAGTATTAAATTTCTTTCCGTATTGTGTATCTACACCATAAGTTAAACCACCAAATCCACCGATGGCAGCACCTTTAATTGCACCTTGTTTAATTGCTGCTTTCATCCCTCCTTTTGCAACCTGTTCCAATCCCTCCTTAGCTATGTTTTTAACAACTTTTGCACCACCAAATGTTCCTACATCATAAATACTTTCCGCTAGTGGAGCAAGTCCACCAACTAGGTTTTGTAAATTAACCTTTCTTCCTTCTTTTTTGGCGTTTCCAAATTCAAGTCCAGTCCTAGCAATACCCGTTACATAGTTTCTTGGCGTGTTGACAATACTCTCGGGTATTCCATAAGCTAAATTCATAGCAGTTTGACCTAATTTATTTTTTACCTGTGGTTTGGGTAGTGAAATTCTATTCAAATTAGCTACCTTATTAATTCCCCTTTGAATAGTTTTAGTGGTGTTGTAGTTTGTTCCACCAGGAGACCATGCGTTTTGTAGCGTTTGAAAATATTTATCTCTAGCTTGATAGCCTATATCAGAACCAACTTTTTGTATCTGTTTACCTGGAGTGAACTTCCCTTGTTGAAACCAGCCTTGAGAGTCCGAAGCCATATCTCGTAAGTTTTTGCCCACGGAAACTTTACCTTTTCTTATCCAGCCTTCATCGTCTTGGGTTTTACTCGCCAAGAGCATTTTTACCTTGGTTAGTAAGCTCATGGTTACCTCTGCCAGGGTTGATTCTTATATTGATCAAAAATATTAGGTTGTTTTTCCTCTTCTTCTCTGGCCAAGTTCTGAGAAAACTTTATCGGCATGTTGTAATTTCCACCTGAGACTGTCGGAGTGCCACTAAAGGTTTGAGCTTGAGGCAGAGTTGGATTATAAGCCGAGATACCAGCTAGATTTTTCTGTAGAGCCGCAATCGAGTTAGAGTTATTGAGCGCCCACTCTTGAAGCATAGTTTGTTTAGCCCGATTATCTTGTTCGACTTGTTGAAGTCTAGTCATAGCTTGATCAAGTAGAGTCGTTTTAAGATTGATTAAATCACTTGATTTGTTTAAGCCGACTTCACCGATTCTGTCTTTAATCGCCTGTTGCTGTTGCATAAACCAGTTAGAGACTTCAAGGACTTTATTATCTCTTTCTTGACCGAGTTTGTTGATTTCGTTTTGAACAGTTTGTTTTAGATTAGTTGTTCTTCGGCCTATTTCAGCTTTTAGAGCTGCGGTTTGTGACATGACATCGCCACGGGATTTATTTCCTTGTTTAGTCAAAGCATAGGCGTATTGGTTAGCCGCTGAAGAATCTCCTGCCCCTCGACTTCCGAGATAGACATTTCCACTCATAAACATATTTCTAACGTTTTCAGAGAGGTCTTTTAGATTCTTAGCTTGATTAGCGTCAATCGCTGTGCTTTCAGCGCCTAAATCAGATAAACCCATGGCCTGTTGAGTGTTTAAATCCCCAACACCCATGTTATATTGATTACCGATAATTCCTTCCATATTGGTTCTTTGTCCAGGAAGGTCATTGTTTAGGGTATCGTTTAGACTTTGAAGGTAAGCGTCATAACCTGAAGAGATTTCATTTCTTAAACCTGCATAAGGGTCTTCACCACCACCTGATATTGAACCACCACCTTGACCTAATTTACTTTGCCATGTTTTTGCCCAGTCCGCATTTATAGCGTTTTGGTCAGTCCAGCCCTGATAAAAAGACATGTCTACTCCGGGAATACCACCAGTTTGTTGCTGGGGTTGAGGGTTGATTACTACTGGATTAGTAGTCGTTCTTGGTACGTTACTTGTAAGAGGTTCATAACCAGCACCACCACCACCTCCAGCACCGCCACTGCCAGAATTTTCAACTACAACTCCTTTATATGTTGTCGGTAATGGATTTGTTGGCTCGGAAGCATGGGCCATTTTAACTAAACCCTCAGACAAGTTAAGTTCAGGTAAGTTGTATTTAGTTCCAATAATATCTGCCCAGTTTGCTAAGTTTGTATAACCTTGATTGTATATACTAGAAATACTCATATTGTTTTATTTAAAAAATAATGTATAATACGGTAGAATGTTAAATATATTATTTACAATTATTTCTACTGTTCTATCCGTGCTTGTGTTTGGAGCTGTTTGGTATTGGGGAGAAAATCCTTTTAAAAATGTCCTTGAGAAACCTTTTCTTGTTTTAATATTTCTCTTTTGTATTTTCTCTACTACCTATTGGCTGAAAAAAATAAAATCCTCCTTAGACCAAAAAAAGACCCGCCAATATAGCGGGTCGGAATAAGGTCTAAAGCCTTACTAAAGACTATACTGTTTTTAGCACTCAAACCTATTGACTGTCAAGTATTTTTTTAAACCACTCTGCGTAGTCTTCAACTTTGTCTTGTATTTTCCAATTTTTTTCAACAGTAGCAAATGCCCTCTCTCCCATTTTACGACGTAGGGTTTTATCGTCTATTAGCATTTTGATACTTTGATACCAATCATCAGCACTTTCTGCTAGAAATCCATTATTTCCATCGATAACTTCTTCATATTGACGGATATTCTGCCAAATTCCTGCTTTTCTGGCGGCACTAGCTTCTAGGAACTTGATTGAACTCTTGGCTTTGGTATAAATGCCTTTTTTTAAGGGTGTGACGATAATATCAGCCTCATCCATAAATAAGGGATATTTTCCTTTAATCCACTTATAAATATCAGGGTCGCCAAAATCATTGATATATCTCATCCCCCATTTCTTCTTGTAGTCAGGAATCATTGCTCCCACGGTTTTAAAGACAACATTGGGATATTCACTCATAATTTTATCTATCCCTTTCATAAATTCTTCTTCTTCAAGGTCGAGGAAGTGAGTGGTCGAGTTACCACTCCACATACATTTACCATTTCTTCTTACATATAGGGTGTGGTTTGGAACTTCAACGTCATAGACTTTCCCTTTATATTCTTTTTCAAATTGATGTTTGGGAAATACTTTTGGTCTTAGACAATTTTTCTTACCCTCACTTCTAAGAAAAGATATTGTATAGCATGGAAGCTGTCTATCAACAGGTATTTTTCTGCCCTCTATAACCACATCTTTTTGTTCCTTAAGATAATAGTTGGCACTCCACCCAATTTTTAAAGCTATTTCGGTTAAATCATCTACCAGTTTTTTTGAAACCGTCGTAGCTCTTATTCTGCCCGAGGCCTCAATACTTCCATCCCCTATTAAATAATGGTCTAAAAGTATTTTTAGTTGTCTACTTGATAGTTTTTTAATTTCTTCTGGAATATATTTTTCACCAGCTCCCCCAAGTGGTCTTAAATAATTCCAAAGCTCTTTATTATAAATTCTTAATTGTCCACGATCATCACGCTTAACATTAAACCCAGCATAAACCATCGCCTTTTCGAGGGTGTCTAGGATTTTAGCAGATTTTTTATGAACCACACCAATCTGCATACAGTCGGTTATGTTGCCTGATTTTTGTTTAAATTTATTTTTGGTTGTCCACCCTTCGGCCAACCAAAAGCCAAAGAATTTTAACCAGTCGTCCATAAAGATAGACTTTGACCCAATTTTAAACATTTTCTTTTCCTTACCCATCCAATAGGCATTTTTCTTAATTCTAAAATTCTTTTTATAAGTATCACATGCAATCGTAATATTAAAATCTTCCTTGTTTGGCTTGCTCGTATAAAGCTGATGATTTGGAGTTACTGCATAATTAACCTGATGTCCTTCTGCACACATAAGCTTTCCGTCAAAATCATACTCCATGTATTTAACTGGTTTTTTGTATTCTAAATATCCCTGTTTATTTATTGTTGCCACCCTTTCGTTTTTATTTAGGTCTTTAAAAAACTTAAAACCATCATTGGTTAAAATCTCAGTTTGATCGTCAAAACATCCAAAGTGAAGCAAGACTATCTCATTCGTATCCTTAAATTTGCTACGGTGAGAGTATAAATCCAAATCTATGTAATTAGGAAAGACTTTAACTTCGGTTGGGTGTTTATGGGTATTATTACAAATGACGTGCTTTAAGTACATTGAGGTTGTAGTAATGTAATCCACCTCATTACAAATAGCAGTAAAATTTCTTATGGCTTCGGTTCCTTCTTTGTAGACTTCGTGGGCTGGGTTATCGGGTAAAATTTCCCACAGGGCATCATCAACGTCCATGATTAATTTAACTCCGTGTTTTCTCGCCATGGCTCCCATAGCCGCAAATCCCCAGGCATTGTTTAGGTAGTTAAAATAGATAAAGTCATATTCTTTAGCCACATCTATCCAGTTGGTTTTTTCTTCCGGACTAAAGACATGGACTTCAAAATCTTTATGTTTACCCAGGTGCTTCATTGGTTGGATAATACGAGCAAAATCTACTCCTGATGTTCTTTCGGTTGTCCCGTGGGTAGGAAAGGCAAATATACGAATTTTTTTCATTGGGTTTGTTCAATAAATAAGTCTAGTTTCTTGGAGAAAGTGTCTTTCATCTCCAAATAATGTGGCCTAAAATTCTGACTAACCTTAATTCCCTCGTCCTTTCCCCAGGATATTCCATCTAGTCCAGGTTCGTACTTTTCAAACTCTTCTTTAGTGTACTTATCGTTAAATAAAACCACTCTACAACCACAAAGTCTAGCAATTTCATACATGGCACTGACGGGGTCGTAAGCATACATAACTTCACAGTCGTTTAAGAAGTCTGCGAGGTGCTTTTGGTCTTGGGCAAGGTTTCTATCGACCTCTACGCAATCTTCTGGGTGAAGGTGTCTGTTTACTCCTTTTCCAGTGAAAACGCATTTGTAGGGCCTCTGGCGACGTCCTTCGTCCTTAAAAAGGTGGGTATCGAGAATTGGGAGAAATAATTTATGGTCTTCATCTACCCCGACAGTATTAAAGAGTTCTGAGAAAACATATATCTTATCCGAGGGGTCAAAAGTCGTTGGAGAGGGGTCAATTCCATTACTCATCACTCCTGGTTCATTTAATAACCACCTAACTACTGTTTTGGCTTCCATGGGATTGCCGTTGACGATTTCAGGATAGATACCTATAAAGTCTTTGTTTTCAAAGGAAGCGTTTTGAAAAACAATTTGGCCCTTAGCTAATAACCATCCATATAGTCCCCACATTACCCTTATACCACCACTGGTAGTGTTCCAAGTAGGACAATAGACTGAATAGGGTTTATAAGGTCGCATATTTTACACTGACTCCATCCATAGCGATTCTGGTCATGTAATCTCTAACATCCTGAGTAAAGGGAATTTCGGAGTTTCTAAAATCTAACTTAGGGAAGATTGCTCCGCGCGCCCAGTGGTAGGCTTTAACAATTTCCCCATTACATTTGAGCAAATTGTCTTCAACATAGAAAGTGTCTTCGAGTCCTAAAGACTTGCAACCAATGTAGTTCTTATCTCGGTCCCAGATAAGTCGTTTCATTTTCTTAACTTTAGGGTTGTTATACCAAACGAGGTTTAAAATATCGTTCTCCTGACACTTATAATCCATAGCTTTCTTGTTCTCTCTTTCCCAAATATCCCAGAATTCAGGATTCGTCGAACCCACCATCCCTGCTTGGACGTACTCTATTTCTTTGACATTATCAACTGAGGTGTTTTCATATAAATTAAAGTTCCATACTCCGCCTACTTCCCAGTCGGTGTCTAAGACTTCATCTAAGCGATGGGTGACTATAGTATCGGCATCAATGTTGATTATTCGGTCATAGTCTTTGGTTAAGAGTTTGGCAAATGTCGGTTTAGCTTGATAGAAGTTTATGTTCTTTAAATAGAAAGTTTTATCTATCTGGTCTTGTCGAAAGACAATTAAATCAATATCAGGATGGAACTTTTTAAAAGAGTTCACTAAAACATGAGTCCCGACGGGATAATAGTAGCGATCGTCTACAATCGTATAGAAACAAGTTTTCATCTCGTGAACAAAACTATAATCGCTGATGATTGATACCTTCTCGGAGTATAACCTAAAGTTATCATGTATTGAACCAAATCCATCCAATCGGGGAAATGAAACTCCACCATAATTGACTTGACTCTCTCACAGACGTTTTTAAAGCCTTCGGACTTTAAAATCATCTCCTCTGCCCCTTCGACATCAAATTTACAGAAATCAACAACATCTATCTTGTTGTCATTCATAAAAGTATCAAATCTAATAGTCTTAACTTTCTCGGTTCTACCGTCATAACCTAAGACTAGAGAATTACAGGTTAAATTCTTATCGTTGTAGTGAATGTCCATCTCTCCATCTTTGTCAGCCATGGCCATGTTAAAAATCTCGACATTATCCCACTTGTTAAACTCTTTGTTCTTTTTAAGAGCCTCAAAGTGAATCGACGAAGGTTCAATAGCATAGACTTTTTTCGCCTTCTCTTTAAAGTGTTGAACTGTAACCCCGATATTAGAACCGACATCTAAAATAGTTAGAGGTTTATCGGTGTTTAAGACATCGGTATAAACGCCTTCAAAGTAAATCTCCCTGTAGATATAAGGGATGTATAAAGAGTCAAATTTAATAGGTTTCTCTTTTGTACCTGCTGGGTAAAATAGGGCGTTTAGCATTAGCGAGTTAATGAAATGAATAATGGGGACTTTTCTTCGAGTCCCTGATCAAGAGCAATGGCCGCTTCTTCATTACTCTCAGGCCATAACTGTTTGATGTTAGGAAAGCATTTAAGAACTTGTTTAGCGTCCTGGGACCAATGGGTAAAACCATCGTGTAAGTAATCCTTATCCCTCCCCCCACCGGCCAAGATGATATGTAACTTTTCCTTATCAATGTAATTACGGATGAACTCAAAAGGACGATATAGTAAGAAATTTGTGATTGAGTAAACTACGGGGATTTTTCCCTCGTAAGACATCCCAACAGCTATTCCTATCATGGCCTGTTCTGAAGCCCCGACGTTGAAGAACCTATCGGGGAAATCATCTCTAATTGAGTCAAACATACGATACCCCAAATCCCCTGTAATAAGGACAATATCCTTATTCTCTTTCATTTGTTCGTAGAGTTCGAATGAGAAGTAACCTCTTTGAGATTCGTGTCGGTTCATGCTATCTCCTTATATTCTGAATCTGTAATTGTGTGATAATGGCCTTCGAGCGACTGACACCAATCGGGAAAATCATATAAATTAGTTTTTAGGAAAAGTACAGGGTAAAAAGAAAGCAAGCGTTGCTCAAGATAAGCTAAATCTACCTTAGAATAGGCACTATACCCATTTGCGATAACTACGACTCTTAGATTTTCAAGTCTTTGTTCAGTCGCAATTCTTAGAGCTTCCCAAACACTTCCTTCAGCACAGGCTCCATCAGAGGTCATCAGATAAACGTTTCGACTACGGTTGGCCATAGCCATACCTACGGCGATAGTTTCTGCTTGACCGAGTGATCCACCGGAAACGACTATCGAACCCCCTCTCTCCTGATGAGTCCCACACTTCTCAATAAAGGCTTCGGCTTTTCCTAAGTTATATTTTTCTAATACAACGTATAGGGCAAGGGCGGCATGAGCGTTCCCCAGGACAAAGATGTCGTCTTTTTCTTTAATTGAATAAATAGTGTCAATTTGATTGACAGCGTTTAAGCACGAACCGATATGGGACAGCTTATGCTTATAAGAAAGTTCTAAAACTCTTTTTTCAAGCTTGTTCATTTTTTTTAAAATCTATAACCATTTCGTGAATTGATTGCTCTAAAGACTTTTGCGGTAGCCACCCCCAAGACCTTGAACGAAAGTTAGTCGATACCCAGTCTTTAGTGTCGTAATCTCTTAGTGAGGGGACGATATTAATATTGGCTTTCTTTTTACATTCTTTTTCTACTATTTCAAGGACTTCAGCATTACTATACTTTTTCCCCGAACCTAACTCGAATATGCCCTTGGCTTTATTTAAGGAAAGGTTTAGAACCCCCTCAATCACATCGGATACGTCGATAAAATCGTGAGTAGGTTCAGGGACGAAGTTGATGCGCTCTCCAAGTAAGCAAGAGCGAATAAGAGTCGGAATGAGGTGTTTAGCTTGTTCCCCCACTCCGGTCACCGAAAAAGGTCTGATGATACAAATAGGTAATTGTTGGGATTCTATATAAGAGAGTAGAACTTCCTCAGCGGCACGTTTAGCCCGTGAATAGACCGTTTGACGTGGGAGCTTAACTGAAGACGAGGAGAAATAAACAAAGGACTTAAAGTTTTTACTGGAGTTGTTTAGGACGTGAATAACATCACTTAGATTCGCTTTAATAGTTTCTTCAACATCAGTTTGATCGGCGAGGTTTCCGTAAGAAGACAAAAAGTAGAAATAGTCATAGGGTTCGGGAATAAGGGTAGATAACTCGTCATGTGGTACACAAATCGGGTCAATTAAGACTCTTTTAAGTCTTCCTCCAATAAACCCATTCGAACCACTGATAATTGTTTTTGACATACCTAATTTTCTATAATTCCTAAAATTTTGGCACAAAAAAACCGCCCCATGACGGAGCGGCGGAAGATTTATAAATTACAATCCTAATGCCAAAACTTAGCGATTGTATAATAGGGTGTTAGCATTGTCAAGGACATAGTGCTAATTTAGTTTAAAACTGTTTACCATTTACCTTTTGCTGGTGGTGAACAAACAAGATTTCACTAAACTTCTTGATACTATACTTGTCGTTGGCTTTGACCGCTCTGACAAGCTGTTCCCTGTATTTCCTTTCAAATTCGTCTTCGTTATTAATGTTGTTGATTATTTTCTCGACGAGTTGTCTTTCCATTAAACTTCCAGCGCTATTTAAGCTCTTATAGAGAATCTCCAAATCATTCCTCCTAGTCCCGTCCATTATTCGATACCT